ACGTAATATGTCACAACAACCTTATCAAAGCGGAAACAAGACACCGGCCTGGTCAGATCCAAATAAAAATATTTTTAGTGCCAGCACTGGAATTTACAAAGGGTTGGTTAAAAAAGTAGATACTGGTACACGCAGCGGCAGACTGTTTGTGTATATCGAAGAACTCAGTACTGCTACTACCAATGATCCCACAGGTTGGGTGTTGGTTGACTATGCCAGTCCATTTATGGGCAAAACACTTGGGCCGAAACAACCACCATCTGGTGAAAGAATTATTCAAAATAATTTAAGTTTTACTCAACAAAGTTATGGACTTTTTATGACTCCGCCCGACATTGGCAACATTGTGCTCTGTTGTTTTCCTGGCGGAGATACACAAAGCGGCTATTGGTTTGCTTGTGTTAACCCTAATCTAAGTAAAGGCATGTTGCCCAGTATAGGCGGTGTACCGCTGGATAGAGTTGATCCTGAAAGTGTGCCGCCTAGTTTGCAATCTGCCTTGAGACAAGGGCAACTTTATCCTGTTGGCGAATTTAATGAACAAGACTCAAGTGCTTTTAACAGCAACTGGGCTACAAGAAACTTACGACCTTTTCATGTTCCACAGTTTGTAAGATATTTTTTACAGGGATTGGATACGGATGCTAATGGCCGTGGAGTTATTAGCAGTAGTATTCAACGTGATCCTATCAGTAGTGTGTTTGGTTTTAGCACGCCCGGCCGACCTGTAAACGATCCTGCTGTCGATCCAGACTTAGCACAACGTCTCAGTGAAGGATCGGTAGACCCTGAAGAGTTTGAAGTAAGAACTCGTGTGGGTGGCCACAGCCTTACAATGGATGATGGTGACGTCTATGGAAAAAACAATCTAGTCAAACTACGTACTGCTGCAGGACATCAGATCTTAATGAATGACACACCAGGCGATGAATTTATGTACATTGCTAACAGCAATGGTACAGCCTGGATAGAACTGACCAAAGAAGGTGACGTATTAGTTTATGGACAACGAGATCTGAGTATCAGAACACGCGGCAACCTAATGATGCATAGTGATAGATTAATTCAAATGAATGCCCGTGGCCCGATACAAATGAAAAGTGCCGCACTGCAAATAGAAAATCAAGCCACAATTATAAATTCAGAACAGGCATTTTTAGCACAGACTAACAGCGCCAGCATGGTAGCCAAAAGTGGTGTAAACATAGTTGGACAAAAAGTTGGCATTCAAGGCCTTGGCAAAGTCTCAATAGATGGATCAGTAGTAGCATTAAACAGTGGAGGCTCTGCTGGCGCCGCACAGTCTTTAGCTCGCGGCCCTAGTAAATTAAATCAGTATAGTTTACCTGACACACAGTTTGTTCAAGGACAGGGATGGACTGCGGTTGATGGTGTTTTAAAGTCTATTAACTATAAAGTTCCAACACACGAGCCTTATGTCAGAGGCAGTATGCAGCACTGGTTGAGCAGCAAGAACAAATTTTTAGTGAATCTTTAAGTCAAAAAACTGTAGACGGTAACACAGAAAATCCAATTAAATTAGTTAATTTAACACCTGGAATTGATTCAGCAGATATATTGGGACTTAGAACAGATCGAGCTGCACCCACTGACAAGTTTATCAGTCAGCCGCTACAACAACGAGGATTGGGCGAATTAGATAACTTAGAACTCAGTGCATATTTTGCACAAACAGGATTCACACAGAGTAACAGTGCCTATAACACTGAAGGCAGTGATGGATATTTAGGTAAGTATCAAATTGGTCCACAGACTTTGATTAATTTGGGTTACTTAAAACCCACAGCACCTAGAACAGCAGAAGGTGTAAATAATCCCAACAACTGGACTGGTAAAAATGGTGTAAACAGTGCATTAGAATTTAGAGCTAACCCCTCAATTCAAGAAACTGTGATGTACGAATATACACAAAGCAACTACGCACAGTTACAAAACATAGGCCTAATTGAATCCAACACACCCAAGGATCAGATAGCAGGCCTTTTAAGTGCCAGTCATTTTGCAGGCGCAGAACAAACAGCAGTTTGGTCTAGAAAAAACGCCAGTCCTGTAGCAGGTTATACTACGGCCATCGCTGACTACTATAACCAAGGCAGATATAGTCAGAGTCAGGTCGAAGTTATACAAAAAAGTTTAGACAGTAAACAGATAGCAACACAGGCGCCAACTACTACATTTACTAGCACATAAATACTTTTATGCCTATAATTTACAAAGGATTTAGTACAGTTGGCCGTAGCAAACATTTTAGGATTACGGACTTTGAACTGGTTAAACAGGACATAACCAATCACTTTAATATTAGAAAGGGTGAAAAGTTAATGAATCCTGACTTTGGCACTGTGATTTGGGACACAATATTTGAACCATTGGATGAGAATACTAAATCCACAATAATTGCTGATGTGAAAAAAATTGTCAGTTACGATCCTAGGGTAGCAGCACAAAACGTTATTATCACAGAATATGACCGAGGCATTCAGATTGAACTTGAATTGATTTACATTCAAACCAATCAAATCGAATCTCTGCAATTGCAGTTTGATCAACAAAGCAGAACTGCTTATCAGTTCTGATAAAATCCACTTTTTTCAACCAGATAAATATCTAAAACGGAACAAGTATGGCCACTACCACGAGACAAAGCAGTTTACTAGTCAATCAAGACTGGACTAAAATTTACGAAAGTTTCAGAGCAGCTGACTTTCAAGCCTATGATTTTCAGACACTACGCAAAGCCATGCTGGACTATTTGCGTTTGTACTATCCAGAAGACTTCAACGACTACACAGAAAGCAGCGAGTACATTGCGCTGATCGATCTCATTGCTTTTATGGGTCAAAGCCTGGCGTTCCGTACAGATTTAAATGCTCGTGAAAACTTTATTGACACTGCTGAACGCAGAGACAGCATCTTAAAACTGGCTCGTTTAATCAGTTATGTGCCTAAGCGCAACCAAACTGCTACAGGATATCTAAAGTTTGACAGTATACAGACTACAGAATCACTGTTTGACAGCAATGGCTTGGATATCAGTAACACGGTAATACGCTGGAATGACAGCACCAATCCAAACTGGTACGAACAGTTTGTTACTGTGCTTAACTCTACTTTTCCCGTGGGCCAGAGCGTTGGTGATCCATCTAACAGTGCACAGATAGGAAATATTCAAACAGACGAGTACAGTGTTAACATTCCTCAGGGTTCCTTGCCTTTATTCAAGTTTAACACAAGAGTAGAAAATGCTTCACTAGGTTTTGAAGTTGTAAGTGCTACCACACAGGGCGCAAATTTTGTTTACGAGTCAAGCCCTGTTATAGGTAAACAGTTTAATATACTTTACAGAAACGACAACCTAGGCAATTCCAGTAACAACACAGGATTTTTCTTTTATTTTAAACAGGGAAACTTACAGAATTTAGATTTTAACTTTAGCGAAAGCATTCCTAACAACCTAGTTAATATTAATGTAAACAATATTAACAACACTGACACATGGCTGTTTCAGTTAAATAATTTAGGAGGTCTCCGCCAAGAATGGACTAAAGTTCCCAGCGTGGCAGGTCAAAACGTAATTTACAACACTAACACAGCACAAACCAATTACCAAGTTACTACAAGAAATAATGATCAAATTGATTTAGTGTTTGGTGATGGTACGTTTAGTGCGATACCCACTGGAAGATTCAGAGCTTATTTTAGAACTAGCAGTGGTTTAGAATATAAAATTACTCCCAATGACATGAGGAGTATTAACATTAGTATTCCTTATATCAGTCGTGCTGGCAAAGTAGAGACACTGACAGTAGTAGCCAGTTTAAAATACACTGTAGCAAATGCAATTGCCAGAGAATCTAACGCAGAAATTAAAAGTAAAGCACCTCAGCAGTACTATACACAAAATCGTATGGTTACTGCAGAAGACTACAACATTTTTCCATATACAAACTACAGTTCGATAAGCAAAGTCAAAGCAGTGAACAGAAGCAGCAGCGGCGTAAGTAGATTTTTAGATGTATTGGATAGCACAGGCAGATATAGTAGTACCAACATTTTTGCCGACGATGGTATAATTTATAGAGAAGAAAGTACTAGCAGTTTTGATTTTACATGGAATACTACCGCAGACATCAACAGAATTATTCAAAATAATATTTTACCAATAGTAAGAAACAAACCTCTACTGCACTTTTATTACGATAAATTTGGAAGATACAGTTTAACCAATTTATACTGGAACAGAACCACAGTAGGATCTGGCAGTAGTACTGGTGCTTTTACAAACAGCAGTGGAACCGTACAACAGGTAGGACAAGGAGTATCGGGAAACAATTTATACATCACTGAAAACAGTATTGTAATATTCAGTCCAGGTGCA